AGACACTGGGCGAAGAAATTCAAGTCCCAGTTCCAATCCTCCTCGCTGTAATCGGTATTCGTCATCAGGTTGCGGTCAAAGTCATCACGAATGGTCCGGCTCTCGAGGTAGTCGTTTTCTTCGGTCTTCTGATGGTAATAGTCCGAAAATACCATGTACAGCATACGTGCCGAGGTAGACGGGTCAAACTCACGCGGCACATAGTTGGTGGTAAAACCAAACTTGGGGGATTCTTCAAATTCTATAAAGAATGATTTGTTGTTCTTGGGGTTGACTGTCATACCGGAAGTGATATTGTCATAGAACTGGCTCATCGGCAGATAACGGTCACAGTCATCCACCAAAACAAAATCAGTATGTACATCTACCTGGTCAAACACGTGGGGATTATCAAGAAGGCGGGGATTACGTCCGGAGAGATTGACCGTCCGCATGAAGAACCGGAATGTCTTGAACAGAAAGCTCTTGCCGCTACGCCCGTTGCACTCATCATCCTCACCTATCTTGTTATCCATCGCATAAAGTGCCCACGCGCGTGAAGGCGACTTGTAGCGGTGCATATTATAACCGATGGCAAACATCTTATTGAGCAGGTTCTGCTTCTGCTCTCGTATCTCATCCCGGGAAAGCAGCGGCCCGGCAATGTCAAACTTATGCTCTGCCCGGTACTTGTCAGCTTCGTCTACCCCTTTGTCCTTCCAGGCATACTCCAATTCATTACGCCAATACAGACGGCTGGTATTTATCAGATAATTGAAGAAACAGCTCTTATGCTCCTTGACAGTAATATCAAACACATCCCTATCCTCCGGGTCCTTTCTGTGCGACCATTCGAACATGGGTGGAAGAATGCTCACCTTATGAGGTATCACATTCGACTCCCAGGCGCTGCGGTTGTCAGGTATCTGCCCATGTAGCGACTTAATACCGTCTTTACTCACTTCCCAGGTCTCACCTCTGAAAAACATATACTGCTCCTTGGGTGTATAGCTCCGGAAATCCAGGTTGATTTCATCAAGCTGCGCCAAGGATGATTCTCCGGTACGTGGAGAGTTCAGAATCAGGTTACGAATATCTACCGGAAGATAACGCTCGATGGTAAACCGCTTGAGAAACGCCACAATATCCTTTGCCTTGATTTCACTGACTATACAACCGTTACGGTGTATATACCTCGCATCCTTGGAGTTGTCGTCCTTCAATGTATAGAATCCATTCAACGTGAGGAAATAATGCAAGTAAGCGGAGTTTACTTCATAAATTGTTTTCCGGCTCCGCTCACTCCAGCTATCCACCCAGAACCGGGCAGGCATGGCCAATGTCTGTAAGTTGCGGAAATCCTCCTGCTTCGGGCGCAAATCCACAAAGTCACGAAAATCCTTGCGTGGCTTGCCCCGTTGATCGCGATAGCCCCGCAACCATCCGGGAAGCCATATCGTATATATGTCGAGGAAACGCAGGGCCAGTTCCGTCCCTTTGCGAACGCCCGTGTCGTCGATGTCCGGAATATTGTAGATACGCTCCACATATTTATAGATTTCCTTAATCTCTTCAGGAGTGACTTTGTAGGTCTCACTATTGAACCATAGCGGATGACAACCGAGGGCGCGGATGCAAAGGGCATCACGCTCTCCGGAACAGATGAAGGCCTCCTTCAGCTTCTGTTCCTTGTATTGGGCATCCTTATTTTTCGGATCATTGAAAAACAGTTTCTCTTCCTGGGCATTGTAATCCCGGTAAGCCTTCTGCAGCTCGGCAAAACCGTTGATGTACTGTTTGGGTTTCACCCCATCGGGCGTATAGCTGAAGCGCCACTGCTTATCCGGATTCAGAGGCTCATATACCTTATAGAACTTATCAGTGCTGCCGTCTTTCTTCGTAACAGCACATTCACGCATGAAGATAGGATAAGTAGGCGTAGTATATTTAGTGGTGACTTCACGGTTGCGGACATAGGATATGGATTTGGCCACATACCAGTGAAGCGCATCGACGTGCTCCTGCCTGACCCGAGGACCGAGAACCTGCAACTGTACATCAGTAAACTTCTCTTCAAGCTCGAAGAACCTGGCACCTTCGGCTTCATCAGCCGTGGCCGGACGTTTACGAATATCCGGTTTGTTGACAGAACGTTTGAGTTCATCGGTCACGTTATACCTGGAAGCAAGCAAGGCAACCGCTTCCGGGAAACGGACATTCTCCTCGTTCATGCAGATGTCAATCGGACTCATGGCCGTGCCAGAATCCCCGAAATCAGTGACCTTGTAGCAGTCATCATATTTCTTGAGGCAGGCAGAGGCGTCATCCTCATCGGGACGACGCTTGAATTTCTTCTTATTGTCTATGCACCCCTCTGCCTGAGGGTAATAGTACAAAATAATGTCTAACCCATCATGGGTAGCATTATAGATATCGGCAGCTTTAATCATATTGCGGATGCTTTAATTCGGTACAAAGGAATTGTTTTATAGGAGAGTTATCAAGGACGTTATCCGCTCCTACAGTTCCCGCGTTTCCTTCAGGCTCCCAATGAACAAGTTCATCAGTCTCGCATATAGTCCGGAAGCTTCCTTCAGATTATCCGGATTCTTGCCGGTAAGATGTAGTGTTATCTTATCCTTGGAGTAGTCCTGGCATATAGCCAAGTGCAGCTCCCGGTTCCGATCATCAACTACCGAGACCTTCACTTCTTCCACGACACTCCCCAGTTCTGAGGCATCCAACCACAAATATGACTTTTCATCTGTCTTCAGATGGCAGTACCGATGTACTTTGCCACCTTTACGAATTAACTCCACTTCGACGATTGTCGCTACCTGATTGGTACGCAGGATGCGCACCTTCTGACCTTTCTTCATTGATATTTCTTTTTTATTCATTACTGATTTGTTTTACGCTAATAAATAATCTATTGTTATTAAAAACTCATATGCTACTCGCGGGTCAATCGCATTTTCGAGGGCGTGAGTTCTGTCCATCCAATTGGGAATCCCATAAACCACTCCATCCAGCCCGGAGTAATATCGGAGGGATTGAACCCAGCTCTCGAAATGTGTGCAGTCAGGTAATTGCTTTTTCGTTTGTCTGAATGCTTTAAAATGCTCTCCCGACGTAACTTTATCCTTTTTGCTTCCGAAGCTGTTAAGGCAGGCAACAATCCAAACTCGCTTCCTTTCTTGAAAAGAGTCCTTACCCGCAGCTGGAACAATAAACGGTTGTACTTCGTAGCCTTCACTTTCCAAATCAAAGCACACTTGCTCGAAGACCACTCCGTCTGCGTTACTAATAAGTCCGAGAACATTTTCAGCGACGACCCATGTCGGCCGACATTCTTGTATAACTCGATACATTGGCGGCCATAAAAAGCGGGGGTCTTCTTGTCCCTTTTGGAGTCCGGCATTACTGAACGGTTGACAAGGGAATCCTCCGGCCACAACATCAACGTTGCCTCTATATTTCTTTGCATTGATTTCATTTATATCTCCATATTTGGGTACATCAGGAAAACACTTCTTTAAAACTTGCAAACAAAACTCATCTATTTCAGACTGAAGTAAGATATCCCATCCGAGGACATCGGCTGCCAAGTCAAAACCACCAATGCCGGTGAATAGGCTTATCATCTTTCTCGTTTTATTCATTACTACTTAGTTACTCGTTAAATGACTACCATCACATTCCTTTTTATAATGAATATAGTATCCGTTATATAGTATGTGATTGCTTTCCTTTCAGCATCTCTCAGCAAGTTTTTTTTTAAGATTTGATAGTAGGAGTTGGTACACTCTGCGTAAACCATAACCTCCCGTACCCTTTTCAAATCATCCAAAAAAGACTGCGGATTATGCTTCTTTATCAACTTAGTTCTCATCTCCTTTTTTATATTTCATCTCAAATACTTTTTTTACAGTATCGCAGATAATGGCCACTATAGGTATTGCACAAACAAGCGCACAGCTAATCCCTCCCCAATCCATTGTTCTATATTCATATTTATTCGATTACATTACAAAACATACACAACTATATGCTCCACTTTCAGGTATTCCCCCGAAGTCAACCCTGATACACAATTCTCCACAAATGACAAATGGCTTATCGCTCATCACCTTGCCATAAACACCATAATGTTCGTGAAATACCTCTGAACCCGGTTTCATCGAGTCCAATGCCTTTTTCATTTTCTCGGAGGTATAAACGGTTATCCATCTGTTGGAATAATTGTAATAAAGCAGTCCGGTATCGAGAGAATCGCACATCTTCAATACGGTTTCTTCCACCTGCTGCCTGCTAAAGACAACGCTGGTCTGTAGCTTCTGCACCTTAACGTCCGGAAATTTCTTTTTGAATGTTGTTTTCGTTACCATAAATCTTCATTTTTTATTAGTTCATCTGATTCAAAAGTGCTATTAATGCAGTGCCGTGTTTCAGGGTCACAGCTTAATTCTTCATCAGCGCAATGGCTACACAAGGTGTGGGTTTCATCTATCCACCAACAATTGCCTACTCGTGGATTAAAGCAAGGATCGTCATCGGTACAACCACAAATACGGCAAACACCTTTGGTTAATTCATTCTCATTCATACTTTAAAAATAATGGTGTGATGTACATAGGGGTGGAAATTTTTGCTTAGTAGAATACCCCATCAGCTCCAAGTTAAAGATGTCCTCTTCGATTTCTTTCCACGCCGAATATATACCATACATACATTCACGCGCATAGAAAGGCGGCTTGTAGGGGGCGCATACACAGATTATCTGCACATGTGATTTTCTGTTGTATGATACCAGCTTCGTTCTGGAATCATCAAATAAATCTCCAACGACATGTTGGCCAGGACGGATATTGTAACAGTAACTGTTTTCTTGATATACGTCAAGGGTCTCCCAAGGATATGTCGGGAAATCTGTCATTTTCATATCTCTCATATTACCGCATGTTATATAGCCACCAGATTGCAAAACCCACCACTCCGATATTTATCACCAGCACAATGGCATCAAAGAGAAAGAGAATTCGGTAAGAGCCAGATGCTTTCCGCATTGCCCAGACACATAGTATCAAGACTGCCACTATCACAATTAGCGATATCCACAAAAAAACAATCACATTACTCATCACTGTCCTATTTTTGCAAATTCATCGACCTTATCTGCCAAAGCATAACAGCCCATCACCTTTTCATAGGATATGATACAGACAATACTGTCACTGTCATGCTCCACAAGAATAGTCCACTGCCCACCCTTGGCATTCTCATATACCTCGAGCCGAACCGGACGGCTGCGTGGGTATTTCTCATTCATAGCCTTAATCTGGTGCTCGATGTCACACTTCAGTGCATCCAGCGAGCATTCATCGGCAATCAGATGTCGGTCAAACTGTTGCACGTATATCTGTAATGCCCTGCCTTTTTTGTTGACACTGGC